CAGTTACTTGAATGCTTTATTCACAGAGACGGATACTGTGACGTTGAAGAAGGCCGGCGCGAATAGCCTTTACATCCGAGGGTCCAGGGGCGACAGTAATTTGAAGTCCATTCCAGTGTCGGATTTGATACTGGACGAAGTGGACGAGATGGAGCAGAGGGCGTATCTGCTGGCGTTGGAGCGATTGTCGGGTCAGCTTGAGAAGCATGTGTGGGCAATTTCAACTCCCACGATTCCTAACTTTGGGATACACAAGCTTTTCAAGGGTCAACGCAAGAGCACTTCTTTTTCAAATGCCCACATTGCGGGCGGCGAACTGAGTTGACCTGGCCTGATTGCATCGAGATCATTGGCGAGACTGTTTACGATCCGCGTTGCAAGGAATCCTACCTGAAGTGCAAGGAATGCAAACACAAGCTTGAGCATGAAGCGAAGTTGGTTTTTCTGAAGGATGCGGTTTGGGAGCCGACCGATCATGCGGCCGATCCGGAACGACGTGGCTTTTACATCAATCAGTTGTACAGCTACACGGTAACACCGGGCGAGATTGTTGTTGCATACCATCGGGGCCTTGGAGACGAGGCGGCTGCGAAAGAGTTCCACAACTCAAAGATCGGTGAACCTTTTTTGGGTGAGGGGGCACAAGTCACGGATGACATGATCGATCGGAGTGTGAAGAATCATACCCGTAATGATTCCCGACCTGAAGTGGGTGGAAAGCGACTGATAACACTAGGTGCCGACCAGGGGAAGCTTGGCTACATCAGTGTGTGCGAGTGGTTATTGCCAAGCTATGACCGCGACATCAATGCCGTCGCCATCTGCAAGTTGCTTTGGTTCGGACATTTTGGTGAAGAGGATTGGGGCATTTTGGATGAGTTGATGCGGGAGTGGCAAGTTCTCGCGGCGGTAGTGGATGCGGACCCGAATATCAATGAGGCTCGACGATTTGCGAGACGCTTCTGGGGCTACGTTTGGTTGACTCGCTATCGAAAAGGGTTGACCGCGAAAGAGATGACAATTGCGGAGGAGGATACGGCTCCTATTGCACAGGTGGATCGGTCGAATTGGCTGTCATGTTCGCTGGGGCGTTTCAAGACTGACCCATCACGAATCATGTTGCCGCGCGACATTTCGTTGGAGTACCGAGACCATTTGAAAAACGTAGTGCGGACTTATGACAAGGATAAGTTCGGCAACCCCGAATTGACTTACGTATCCACTGGCCCTGACCACTATACGCATTCGCTGACGTATGCTGAAATAGCTCTCCCGTTGGCGGCGGCGATCACAGAGAATCAAGACATCACAAGATCGGTGTAAGCTATGGCGAAATCGAAAGAAATCAAGATTGTTGACACTCGCCATCCGATGGTGTATGTAGGTCAGACTGATTGGGCGCTTTGGCGGAAGACTTACGACGGCGGTCTTGATTTTCGTGACACCTACTTGAAGCAGTTCACTGCTCGTGAAGAGCAGACTGATTTCAATTTGCGAAGAGAGATCACGCCGATTCCAACGTTTGCCAAAGCTGCGCTGAATGACATTCGCAACGCGATTTTTCAGCGGATGCGTGATATTCTTCGGCGCGGTGGAAGTGAAACGTACCAAAATGCGATCAACGGTTTGCAAGGTGGTATTGACCGTCGCGGTTCGACGATGAATGCTTTCCTTGGGATGAAGGTTCTCACTGAGTTATTGGTGATGGGCCGTGTTGGCGTTTATGTAGACGCCCCGGTCGCACCGAAAGTATCCACGCTTGCTGAAGCCGCTACCCAGCCCTACCTTTACCAGTATGCGGTTGAGGACATCCTGAACTGGAAGATGGCTGGGCCCGACAAAGAATCACAATTTCAAGCGATTTTGCTTCGTGATACTACGTTACAGTTCGATCAGCGAACACTTCTCCCGTCCACAACTGGTGAGCGTTACCGGCTTATGTGGATCGACTCTGAGACCGGGAATGTGATGCTGCAATTTTACAGTATGACTGGTGATCCTATTGACTCAGATGGTGAACCTGCTATTGACGGCCCCGTCATGTTGGAGTTGAAGCAGATTCCGTTTGTAATACTTGAACTCGAAGACAGTCTCCTCAAGGACGTTTGCTACTACCAGATTGCGTTGTTGAATTTGGTTTCCGCTGATGTAAACTACGCTTTGAGAGCGAACTTCACGTTTATGGTCGAGCAACGCGATCTCCGGGCCACGGGCGCGCATTTGAAGCGCACGGCTACGGCGGAAGGCACTGCGACTGCCGGTGGGCAAGGTGCCGATGATGAAGATATCAAAGTCGGCGCAACTCATGGCCGTGCGTACGACAAGGGGATGAATGCGCCAGCTTTCATTAACCCGTCATCGGAAACACTGGAAGCTTCGTTGGCTCTCCAAGTGAAATTGGAAAATGATATTCGCAAGTTGATTAACCTCGCTGTGACGAATATCGGTGAGAATACGTCTGATGCTTCGACTGATAACGCCGGTCTCGAAGCCGGGTTGTCTTACATTGGCCTCATTCTGGAGAATGCTGAGCGACAGATTGCTACGCACTGGGCAGCGTATGAGCAACGCAATCTGAAACAGCGAAATGTGGCCACTGTCAAGTATCCGGATCGCTACAGTTTGAAGACTGACGTTGACCGTGTGACGGAAGCGGAGAATTTGTCTGATTTGATGACGGCTGTTCCAGGTCGTACCGTCAAGAAAGAACTCGGCAAGTTGATTGTGACTGCGTTATTGGCTGGAAAGGTTGATCTCGAAACCATCCAGAAGATTGAGAAAGAGATTGAGGTCGCAGGGTATACGACCAGCAATCCCAGCACGATCATTGAGGCGAAGAACGCTGGCTTGTGTGGCGATAAAACTGCTTCTGAAGCTCTCGGTTTCACCGGTCAAGAATACATCAAGGCTCGTGCGGATCACATTGACCGAATCAAGCGTATTGCGGAAACACAAGGTGTAATCGAAGGTGGTCAGAATCCGGCGGCTCGCGGGGTCGATGATTTGGCTTCTGACACAAGCGGTGGTAGGGATGAGAAAGAGGTGAGTCGGGAGACGGATTTGGAAGCAACAACTACTTCTCGCGTGCGTGGCGAAGGCCAGGCGAAGAAAGGTGAGTAACTGTGGAGATAACAAAAGAAACTGTCAATGATTTGTGGCATGGTCACACTGTTGTCGGGACCACACGAGTCAAAATTGTCGGTTTGGCTCTTGGAACGCAAGCATTGAAGGGAATCTTGCTTGTTACGCCTGGCTCAAATGCTCCTGTTCCTAATACCGATCCAATTTGGATTGGGGGTGGCGGTGTTACTGCTGATTCTGTGCTTGGAACAGGCGGTTTGTGGATGATGCCTGGGGACAGACTTTTCGTTCCAATAGCTGATTTGTCGAAACTTTACGCGGTTTCGACTGCGGCCGATCAAGACCTCGCGTGGATGGGGATGTAAGATGTTAGGATTTTATCATGCTTCATTAGGTATCGGACTTGCTGGTGCCACTGGCGATATTGGCGCGACGGGTGATGCTGGCGCAACTGGTGATGCAGGCGTGACTGGCGACGCAGGTGCGACTGGTGATGTAGGTGCAACTGGTGTCACAGGTTCGACAGGTCCGCAAGGTGATCCTGGTGACATAACTTGGAAACCGCCTGTTCGTCTTCGTGCTCAGGGAAATGTCGATCTCAGTACCGCGTTGGAAGCTGGAGATTCGATTGATAATGTCACGCTTGTCGAAGATGATTTAGTCCTCTGTGATCGGCAAACTACTGCAACTCAGGATGGTGTGTATGTTGTGCCGGCTTCTGGTGCGGCTTCGCGCGACGGAGATTGGCCTGTTAGTGGTGAGGCCGCTAACTGGGTGGTCTTTGTTCAAGAAGGCGATACTGATGCGGACCAAGCGTTTATCTGTACGAATAACAGCGGCAGCGATGTGATCGGTACTGATGATCTCGTGTTTGCTCAACTCGCTGATGTTGGTCCAATTGGCCCAGTTGGTGCGACTGGTGTGACCGGAGCCGATGGTGCGACTGGCGATACCGGGCCCGCTGGTGCAACTGGGGCTGGCGGGGCTGCTGGCGCCACGGGTGACACTGGTGCGACGGGTGTTCAAGGTGACGACGGGGCAACCGGCGATCAAGGTGCGACTGGTGATGCAGGTGCAACTGGTGTCACAGGCGCGACGGGTCCGCAAGGTGATCCTGGTGACATAACTTGGAAACCGCCTGTTCGTCTTCGTGCTCAGGGAAATGTCGATCTCAGTATCGCGTTGGAAGCTGGAGACTCGATTGATAATGTCACGCTTGTTGAAGGTGACTTAGTTCTTTGTGATCGGCAAACTACTGCAACTCAGGATGGTGTGTATGTTGTGCCGGCTTCAGGTGCGGCTTCGCGTGATGGAAGTTGGCCTGTCAGTGGCGAGGCCGCTAACTGGGTGGTTTTTGTTCAAGAAGGCGATACTGATGCGGACCGAGCGTTTGTCTGTACGAATAACAGCGGCAGCGATGTGATCGGTACTGATGATCTCGTGTTTGCTCAACTCGCTGATGTTGGTCCAACTGGCCCGGCTGGCGCCACTGGCGCAGGCGCTAATCTTCCGGCTGCCCCTGGTAGTGATGGGGATTACGTTCTTCGAGTCACTGATAGTGGAACTACTGTTGTATGGACGATTCCTGCATAGAGGTTTAGCGATGAGTTATCAAAAACCATTGGTTGTCAAAGCCGATACGATTCAATCACTCCCGGCGGCTGATATGGTGAACCACGGGGATTTTCCTGATTGGGATACCGATAGTCTTGCGTGGGAGCAGACTCGGCAAGTATTTTGTATGCGTGCTGGCGCAGCCTTGGCGCAAACAAATCAATGGGCGAGTACGTTTGGAAGTCTCAGTGGCACCAATAAATGGTTTGGTGGCGTCCTCGCACCAAATGGAATGATTTATGGAATTCCAGCCAACAGCACGACTGTTCTCAAGATCAACCCGACGAATGACACAGCGGGTACGTTTGGAAGTCTCAGCAGTGACACTTGGAAATGGACGGGTGGTGTCTTGGCTCCGAATGGAATGATCTACGGAATTCCAGCCAGCAGCATTACGGTGTTGAAGATTAACCCGACGAATGATACAGTGAGCACGTTTGGCGATCTTACTGGCTCTTCTAAATGGTATGGTGGGGTTTTGGCTCCGAACGGAATGATTTACGGAATTCCAGTCAACAGCGAGACGGTGTTGAAGATCAACCCAACGAATGATACAGCGAGTACGTTTGGAAGTCTCACCACTGACACTTTTAAGTGGTTCGGTGGTGTCCTCGCACCAAATGGAATGATTTACGGAATTCCGAGGAATTCAACTACGGTGTTGAAGATCAATCCAACGAATAATACAGTGAGTACGTTTGGAAGTCTTAGTGGCACTTGGAAGTGGTGTGGCGGTGTTCTTGCACCAAATGGAATGATCTACGGAATTCCAGCCAACAGCACTACGGTGTTGAAGATCGATCCAACGAATGATACAGTGAGTACGTTTGGCGATCTTACCGGCACTTATAAGTGGTTCGGTGGCGCCCTCGCACCAAATGGAATGATTTATGGAATTCCAGATACTAGTGCTGCGGTGTTGAAGATTGACCCGACGAATGATACAGCGAGTACGTTTGGAAGTTTTGGCACTGCGTGGTGTGGTGGTGTTTTGGCTCCAAATGGAGTGATCTATGGAATCCCGTATAATAACACAACGGTGTTGAGGTTGCTCGGTGATTTTGATGATGTGCAACTTGACTGTTGCCTTTCGCGACATTTCAACAAGTTTTAGGATTCAGCGATGAGTTATCAAAAACCGTTGATTGTCAAAGCCAATACGATTCAATCGCTCCCGGCGGCTGATACGGTGAACCACGGGGATTTTCCTGATTGGGATACCGATAGCCCTGCGTGGGAGCAGACTCGGCAAGCATTTTGTATGCGTGCTGGTGCAGCCTTAACGCAAACAAATCAGCGGGCGGGTACGTTTGGAAGTCTCAGCGGTACCAATAAGTGGCATGGTGGCGTCTTGGCTCCGAATGGAATGATCTATGGAATTCCGTATGACAGCACGACTGTTCTCAAGATTAACCCGACGAATGACACAACGAGTACGTTTGGAAGTCTCAGTGGCTCCGATAAATGGCACGGCGGCGTCTTGGCTCCGAATGGAATGATCTACGGAATTCCGTATAATAGCACGACCGTTCTCAAAATCAATCCGACGAATGATACAGCGAGTACGTTTGGAAGTCTCAGTGATCAATGGCATGGTGGAGTCTTGGCTCCGAATGGGATGATCTATGGAATTCCAATGGGCAGCACGACTGTTCTCAAGATTGATCCGACGGACGATTCAGTGAGCACGTTTGGAAGTCTCGGTGCCGGTAATAAATGGTGTGGTGGCGTCTTAGCTCCGAATGGGATGATTTATGGAATTACGTTTGATACCACGACTGTTCTCAAGATCAATCCAACGAATGATACAGTGAGTACGTTTGGAAGTCTTTCTGCTGGCGGTAATAAGTGGTATGGCGGTGTCTTGGCTCCGAATGGAATGATCTACGGAATTCCGTATGGCAGCGAGACGGTTCTCAAGATTGATCCGACGGATGATTCAGTGAGTACGTTTGGAAGTCTCATTGGCGGTAATAAGTGGTGGGGCGGTGTCTTGGCTCCGAATGGAATGATCTACGGAATTCCGTATGGCAGCACAACGGTGTTGAAGATCAATCCGACGAACGATACAGCGAGTACATTTGGGAGTCTCAGTGGCTCCGTTAAGTGGCGAGGCGGTGTCTTAGCACTAAATGGAATGATCTATGGAATTCCGTATACTAGCACTGCGGTATTGAGGCTGCTCGGTGATTTTGATGACGTGCAACTTGATTATTGCCTTTCACGACACTTCAACAAGTTTTAGTTTCGTGGAATGTTAGCAATTGATTGAGTTTGGCGACTCGATTAAGGGTTTGTTAAGGGAGAGATCGAATGAAGAAGTTACGTTTCATGTTGTAGCGTTGCCGCATACGCAGATACAACTGTAACCATCGCACCTGCGTGAAAATTTCCGCTGGTAATCAAACCAATTTTAATAAGTGAGGAATCGAAATGCCAAATCCACCCGCCCAATATCCTTCAAATATCTGGAACGGCGACACTCCGAATTCCCAACGTGTTCACGGTCGTTCACAACGTCTTGATCCGAGTCCTGATGACTGGGATCAAGTAGTCTCTGAAGTTGCTGCGACTCAAACCAAGCTGAATGACACTTCCGGCGCGACTGGCGATCAAGGCGCGACTGGCGACATTGGCTCCACTGGTCCGACTGGCGCGACAGGCGCAGGTGCGACAGGTGACACTGGCCCCACTGGCGACACTGGCTCCACTGGTCCGACTGGCGCGACAGGCGTAGGTGCGACAGGTGACACTGGCCCCACTGGCGACACTGGCCCCACTGGTCCGACTGGCGCGACAGGTGCAGGTGCGACAGGTCCCGTTGGCGCGACTGGTGACACAGGCCCCGCTGGTGCAACTGGCGACCTAGGGCCGACGGGCGCGACTGGTGACGGTGGCTCAACTGGTGTCGTGGGTTCCACAGGTATTCAAGGTGCAACTGGCGCCGATAGTGCTGATTGGCTTCCTGTGAAGCCGGGTGACGGAGATTATTACCTACAGCTCGCTAGCGGTGTGGCTACTTGGGAAGTCCATACGTAATCTGAGTTGACAACCGGTCGGCGGTGTTTGGCGACCCGCCGGCCGGATAACCCGCGCGGAACCATTTTCAAGGGAGAGATCGAATGAAGAAGTTACGTTTCCATGTTGTGGCGTTGCCGCATACACAAACACATCCTCGACATGCACCGTGTGCTTATACGATGAAGGTGTTGCACTTTGTCCAGATGATGAAGTCTCTGGGCCATACGGTGTTTCACTATGGCGCGGAAGGAAGTGAAGTCGAATGTGACGAGCATATTCAAACTATTAGCCGAGATGAGCAGATCAAGTATTTCGGCGAGTGGGACAAGAATGCTCTTTACAATTTGGGGTGGACTGGAAAGGAACCCTACTGGCCACTGACAAATGGCCGAGCCTCCGCAGCGATCAATGCTCGGAAAGAGCGGCGAGATATTCTCGCCTTGATTTGCGGCTCATTGAGTGCCCCGATTATCGAAGCAGTTGGTGAAGAGGATGTGTTACCGGTCGAGTACGGGATCGGGTACACTGGAACGTTCAGCAAGTATCGGTGCTTCGAGAGCTACTCTCACATGCACATGATGTGGGCGTTTCAAGGTGGACGCGACCCGGACGGTAAGTTTTACGATACGGTTGTGCCGAATTACTTCAACCCGGCCGACTACCCATTCCAACCGCAAAAGGAAGACTACTACTTGTTCATGGGTCGGATCATGCGACGGAAAGGCATCAACGCCGCCGTTGAGACTTGCAAACGGATTGGCGCCAAGTTGGTCCTTGCCGGGCAGGGAGTCACGAAAGTCGAAGGAAACAAAATCCACTGCGTCGGTGGTGAGGTGTTTGAAGGCGATCATCTGGAGTACGTAGGGTGTGTCACTGGCGACGAGAAAGCTCAATTGCTTGGAAAGGCGAAAGCCGCGTTCACTCCGACGTACTACGTTGAACCATTCGGCGGAGTTGCTGTCGAAGCACAAATGGCGGGTACGCCTGTTATCTCGACTGACTTCGGCGCGTTTACTGAGACTGTTGAGCATGGCCGAACAGGATTCCGTTGCCACACGTTAGATCAGTTTGCCTGGGCAGCGCAACACGTCCATGAACTCGATCCATGGTACATTCACCAACGAGCCGTAGCGAACTATAGCATGGATCGGGTGAAGTGGATGTACCAAGAATACTTCGAGATGCTTGACGATCTCTGGGACAATGGCTGGTATGAATCACATCCAGACCGACAAAGCATGGACTGGTTGACGAGGTATTGAGAGGTGACCCATGGCGTTGAATGAGACTTTTTACGGTACAGTTGTCGAAGCTGGCGAATACTTTGCCAAGCGCCTTCACGAGTGGGCTTGGACCGATGCCTCGGCTACTGATCGGGAAAACGCATTGATTGCGGCTCGACGCTTGATTGATGCTCTCGCTTACAAGGGTTACAAAGCTACCGTCTACGTGGTCATGGAAGCGCATGATGGTGAAGTTTTGACTGATCCCATTCGTGAGGAGATTCGGGTCGCCGAAGCGGCACAAGCAAATGAGTTTCCTCGTGGTGTTGATATTCTTATTCCTGAAGACATCCGAATTGCACAGTACGAACTTGCGCACAGTCTTTTGGACAACAGAGACCCTGACATGGAATTGGAACTTCTGGCGGTCACCAGTGCGACATACGGAGGTGTTAAGACAATGTTCCAACGCGATCAATTGCCGTTGGAACATCTCATCAATCTCATTCCGAATGCAGTCGCGTGGCGTCTGCTTAGGCCGTATTTACGGGACGGTGATGCAATCAAGTTGTCGAGGGTTTCGTAACCTCGTCCGTCCGGCGTAGCTTGTTGTTACGTCTTGCTTTACCAGCGGGCACGAATTGCTGGGTGAACCGCGAGTAACTGACGACTCGTATAAGGTTCGTTGATAACATTCGTCAGGTGGAGGTTCAGTAATGAACATCAATTTGCGCAAACTGTATTTGGCCCCGAGTCGTGTTGCTTGCTTTGATGGTGAGGGAGGCGATGGCGGCGCAGGGAGTGCTGGTGCGGGTGCTGGTACCGGTGATGCGGCTGCGGCTGCGGCTGCGGTTGCGGCTGCGGCAGCGGCAACGGTAGCGGCAGCAGGTAGCGCGGGTAGTGGCACCGGAGGTGGTGACGCTGGCAAGACTGGTGATGGCGGTTCGACAGGAAAGCCGTTCGATCAGGACGATGTAAATCGTTTCCTGGCTGAGGATCGTCGAAAGCATCAAGCAGCTTTGGCTCAAGTGGAGTTGAAGTTGACCGAGGCCCTCACAGACAAGGATATGACCGAAGCAACACGGAAGGCTTTGGAGGACAACCTGTCTTCGATTCAAGGTCAATTGCGAACGAAAGAACAGCAGTTGGCGTTGGAGAAGCAGCAGTTGGAGGAATCACACGGCACGGTCGTGATCGACTTGAAGAAGAAAGTGGAGTTCTGGGAAAACCTGTACCGTGATAGCACGGTGGAGCGTTCTTTACAGGACGCCGCTGTCAAAAACGAGGCGTTCAATGCCGACCAGATTGTAGTGCTTTTGCGTCCTCAAACCAAACTTCTGGAGGAGGTGGACGAGGAATCCGGTAAGCCGACTGGGACATATCGACCGATGGTTACGATGAAAGATGTTGATCCCAAGACGGGTGAACCGGCTACCATGGTTCGTACACCAGCGGAAGCGGTGAAGCGGATGAAAGAACTGCCTGAGACCTACGGGAACCTGTTCAAGTCGGGTGTCGTGAGTGGGATCGGGGCAGGACAAGCGACCAGTGGAACAGCACTGGGTAAAGGCGGCAAGGTAGACGTGCGGAAATTGACTCCGCAGCAATACCGAGAACTCCGAGAGAAGGACCCTGAAGCTCTGGGGTTGCGACCGAATCGTTAAGCTTCGGTCGCCGCTAAAACCTGTCAGGGGTGTGAATTGACTGAATGGACGCACCGTGCGTCTAACGAAACCAACGGAGAAACGCAATGAACACTCTGTATTTGTCCAAGGCTCAGGTCGCTTGCTTCGCTAACGACAATGACGCCTTCATTCCGGAACACTGGGCCCAAGAAGGTCTGGCGATTCTGGAAGAGAACATGGTTGTGGCCAATCTCGTCCACCGTGACTTCGAGGATGAAGTCAAGGATTTCGGCGATGTGGTCAACACCCGTCGGCCCGGTACTTTCCGGATCAACCGGAAGCGTGACGGAACCACCTTGTCCCAGCAAGATGCCAGCGCGACCAACGTGCAGGTGCCTCTGGATCAATGGTTCTACAACTCGTTCGTCATTAAGGACGGTGAGGCCAGTAAGTCGTTCCAGGACTTGGTGGACATCTACCTTCGTCCCGGTATGCAGACCATCGCTCGGGCTGTGGACCGCTCCGTTCTCGGCCGCTGTCACAACTTCCTGCGAGCCCCGGCCAACCGTGTTGGTCGCCTCCAGAATCTCACTAGCGCCAACAGCAAGGACTACATGCTGGAAGCCCGTGAGGTGTTGAACGTCAACAAGGCCCCGACCGATGGCCGTAATCTCGTTTTGGCCGCGGCCAGCGAGACTGCGTTGCTCAAGAACGACATGTTCTTGAAGGCCAACGAGCGTGGTGATGGTGGTACCGCCTTGGAGAACGCCGAACTCGGCCGAATCCTCGGTTTCACGACCTACATGGACCAGAATGTGAATAGTCTCGCGGCTGCCACCATGGTCGGTCAGGTCGAGACTGGTACGATCACCAATCCTCTCGCCGCTGGCGGAAGCGGTTCCCTGGCGTGTCTCATCACTGGCTACGAAGCGTCGGTTGGTGAATTCGCCAATGTGGCCGGCAACGATCAGCCTACTTACCTTACCGCCGTAACCGCGGCTACTGACACCACAGCGGTCACCATGAACGAGGTCAACAAGTACGCGACCTTGTCTTCTGCTGTGCTCACGGTCTATGTGAAGATGGCTGTCAAGGGTGACTTCGCCGCCGCTTACAGCGAAGCGATTGTGCTCGACGGTTGGACTGTCGCTCCTCAAATCGGTCAGTTGGTCGCGTTCGGGGCTAGTGCTAACCGCCGGACCTACACGATCATTGAGAGTTGGCTGAGTGCCAGTGGCGAACAGTCGATTCTTCTGGACCGACCGCTTGAGGTGCTGTTGGCTGATAACGACGATGCCTTCCCGGGTCCCGCTGGTGCGCTGAACATGGCGTTCCATCGTGACAGCCTGGCGCTTGTCACCCGCCCACTCGCCGTTCCGAATGGTCGACTGGGTGTGATGAGCAGCGTGGGTTCGTACAACAACATCGCCATGCGTGTGACGATGCAGTACGACATCCAAGAAGGCGGTACTGTGGTCAATCTGGACATTCTGGCCGGCGTTGCGGTCCTGGATGAAAACCTGTGCGTGGTCCTTCTCGGCTAAACCACGTTTCGTTGTGTGTTGTCTGAAATGGCCTTCCCTCCCGGAGCGATCCGGGAGGGTGGCCTTCCTTCACTGTTTGTGTACTGGAGGTAGACATGGATTGGACTACAGTGCTGTTTGTTGTGAAGCAGTACGGGCCTCTGGTTGTGGTTGTGGGTTTTCTGCTGTGGCAAGGCTGGATGCGCGAGTGTCGGTTGACGGATCGTATCGACAAATTGGAAGACGAGCAGCGGAAAGTGCTTCTACCACTTGTGAAAAAGTGCGCTCGGGTCATTACTCGGAACACTGGTATCATGAGTCGGTTGGAGCGAGCGCTAGATGAGCGCTGGAAACAATCTCAAGCTCAATCGAAAGACTAAGGGCGTGATATGCAACCTCATCAGTATTTTCTAAGTCGCCAGATACAGACTGCATTGTACGTTTTGAAGCGACAATACGGCGGTCCGATTGCTATCTACCGACTGTTGACCTCTGAGGTTGATCCTCGGACTGGTGAGGCCGCTGTCAGAACCCAAGTCACCCGCGTCAGACGTGCTGCTGTTTTGCCGGCGATGATGACTCGTGATGTTGTTCGCAACATCTCGATTATCTCGGCCGATAAGCAGATGGTCCAAGGCGGGAGTTACGATGCTAGCAAGCGTGTTTTCATCATTGATCGACGTGACGCTCGATCTCTGGTGTTGAGTCATGATGACTGGGTTGTATGGGATGGCGTCAAGTACCAGTTCGAGAAAATCGAGACACTGGAATTCCGAACTGGTTGGATCATTACAGGTAAGGCTCTTCTCGGTGAGACGGATTTGGAGACCGGGCTACAGCAGTCATTGGAAGCGTCTGATGTGCTGACTGTTGAAGATGCCGCAGCCGAAGAGGTGGTGTAAGATGTCTGCGAACCCGCATTGGGCACGCTGGATTTTCGCCTCGTTGGCGACGTACCTGAAGGAAGTCGCTACGGATAATAATATCCCCGCTCTCGTTGAGGGTGTGGATGACCGTACCGACGCAATCATGCAAGCGCCTGAACACGTCGAGATTGCTATAACCGGACCTTTCTCCCGTGAGATGAGTCGAAACTACTACGAACTCAGAGTTGGAGTTCGTATACTGATTCAGGACCGGATGGATAATCCGCCCAAGAATCGGTATTCACCGCAACGAGTTGCTGGTATCTACCACGAAGCGTTGGATGCCGTAATTGCGGTCTATCGGTACGGAGACGATCCAGAGATTGATGACCAAACACAGCTTGGCTGTTTGTCGCCGGCAAAAGGTCGGAATGATGCACTACGGGTGTTTCATTTTGGTCAGATGACTCCGACAGATCGGCTTCGGCAATCGATGGTTGACTGCTGGTATGTGATGGAATTGACAACCGACGAATAGCCATGAGAGGAGAAATCAAATGGCCAGAATTGAACTTCGTGACTGTATTGTTCGGTTCAAGGATGGATTGAGCGGTACCGCAGCATTGACGGCAACGCCGCCTGTTGCGACTGACGCTGAGATGGACATCGACACCGTTGTTCTTAACACTACCGACGCTGATTTGGTGCCGGTTGGTGCTCGTTTTACTTGCGCCGGTGAGACGGATGCGACCCAAGTGCATGTGGTTACGGCTCGAACTCCTGAGAGTGCGAGCCCGACGACGAACATTGAGTTCACTCCTGCACTTGGAGCCGGAACGTATGTTGAGGATGGTGTTGTCACCTTTTTACCGCAGCAGATCGAGATCAAGGTCGGTGACGGCAACGTTACCTACACCGAGCATCGGACCTACGAGTACATGTTGGACCGGGGCGAT